GCTTACTTAAGGCCATGCTTAGCCCGCCACACCTTGATCCACTTCCAGCCCAGCTGGCCAATCAGCATGAGTGAGTAGAGGCTCGCTAGGCAGTACGAAACCTTGTCCCACGGGAATCCCGCCATGGCTGTCCCCACGAAAGCCGCCAATGGAGATGCCTTAATCCCCTCGATAATGTGTTCCCGCTGCATTCCGTTGCTCCTGTGCAGCCGGATTACTTTTTCTTGCTCGGGTGGTAGTTCGGACCACCGGGAGCTGCGCCCTTCTTCCGGGCAATGGCGCCAATGACTGCACCAGGAACGCCCTGCGCCTTCAGCTGTTCAGCGCGGCCACCATGCCCAAGCCTGTTGGACTTGCCATTGAACGATCCGGTTTTCTTGGTCGCGCTCATGCTGTCTTACCCGATGAGATAGAGGTGATCTTGGCCGTTTGCTTCACGGCGGGTTTCCACACATGATCGTCCTGACAGAAAACCTCAATGCTGGCGTCTACGGCGCTGATACGGAGCGCTAGGCCGCCGAGATGGGCACAGAACGTGTCCGAGCCCCAAGGGAAGATAACGGCATGGTTGTGACAGGCGACGTGCTCGGGCACCGATGCCTGAAACCCGAACTCTTGGCCTTCCTGATCTTCCGGTTCATCGGTCATGGCTTTCTCAAAAAAGTATCGGCGGGACGATGAGGCCTCACCTATTCAGCAATCCGGGGTGCCAAGGTCCCGACCTCGCCGCAGACGCGCTCTGCGAGCCGTATACGATTGCTGCCGCCGAATTTGGCGTCAGGGCCGGTTCTGGCTTGCCGTTCAGGCCTCCAACTACGGGAGCGTCGGTAGAGGCTGGCCCCGACATAAATGTCATTCCAAATCAGAATGAAGCCGTTTTTCTAGGTGGTCACAGTTATTTGACTAACTGAAGCATGTATTCAGCATGCAACTGCGTACGAAACAGTTCCAAGCCAAGGAGCATTCCCGCTGCAACCGGATCACGTATGGCGCCATAGGTCACGTTGCGTACCCCAAACTCCTTGGCGCGCCCATTGAGGCTTTCAGGGAACTTTCCTTTGCAAACGAAGTACAGGGCGTCCATTCCTGCCGCGTCCACCCAATCGCCATGGATCGATTCGCGGATATAGGCATGGCCGTTCTTCTTCCGAGCCTTAGCTAGCCCCCGCGCCCCATCAAGTGCCCAATTGAGAACTTGATGACTAGGCTCGTCCGCAATGACCAGGCGATACAGCTTCCATCCAGGGAATGACGTATCGAACCGCGCCACGGTTGCCTGCTTAGCGAGCTCAGCGGCCTCGGACAGCTCATGGCCATTGAATGCGCTATCAAGGTCTAGTTCTTTTACGGGTGCGGCCATGCTTATGCTGCTCGTGCAAGGGTGAAACGATACTGTGCGTTTTTGTACTTGCGACGGAGAAAGGAACTAAGACTTCGACCCTCGTAGCGGCGGCATAGGTAATCAAGCGTCAGCGGCATCTCGCAGAACGTGCTATCACGCACCTCATTGAGCACGACAACGCCACGCCAATGGGTGTTAGCCATGCCTTTGTATGGTTCATCGTGGAGGTAACAGGAACCAGCAACAATGCCGTGGCGGATAACGCCCGTGGCGTACTGAACATTGCCCTGAAGTAAGCCCTGCACATGGCCCTGAACGAAGCTAGTACCGATTTTGGCTAGCCGATTGTTGATCGTTCCGCCGATGGGCTTCCCGGTGTTTGGGTTGGCGAAGTAGTGGGCGTAAGCGACTCCATCGACGTAGATAGCCTGTGGCGAACCACAGAAGTAATCCACGACTTCCCAGCCGAGCGATCTGTCTGCGAACTGATGAAATCCCACGGCACCGGCCCATTTGGGGTTGGCCGAGATAGCACGCTCAAGACGATGCTCATGGTTGCCTCGAAGGATGATCTTGCGACCCTTCCAAGTCCCCATGGCCTGATGAAGACGCTGCAAGGCCTGATTTCCTGCAATCAGATCGTCTTCATAGCGCAGGCCTTCAAGCTCAAGTGAGCCAGGTCCTGACCACTGCGAAAGACTCTCGAAATCCCAATGATCCCCAAGATGCACGACTACATCAGGATCATAGTCCTTGATGGCGTAGCCGATCCAGTCAAGATGATCAGTAGGAGCACCAGGCTTAACCTGCGTATCTGGAACGATGAAGTGACGGCGCGGCATCATGGGTCAGTCCAGAATGGCCTTGACCTTCTCGGCCACACGAAGCGCTCGATCAGCCTCGGCATTGTGCTCATTGCTCTTGCTGATAAGCGTTGCAGCCTTTTCTTGGCGCTTACTGGCCTTATCACGCATCCTTGCTGCATGCGCGGCCAACTGCTCAACCCTCTTTTCAGGATCGCTGCAAATGCTGCTAACAGAGGTCAGGAACATGGTTACACTCCGGTTGAATTGTCGTCTCGCGAATATTCATCGCGCAGTGATTCGGCGGACATGGGGTGGCATGGCGTTTCGTATAGGCCAAGGCTCCGTGCTTCGATGGTGAGTTGCGAAAGCGCTTTATTTGCCACGTAATCGGACTGCAGTCGTGCGGAAGAACCCTTTGGGGGGCGATCATCTACCAACATGCCAAGCTCCAATGCGTCAATCTCAATGGCGCAGCAGGCCATCAAGTGCGCCAAATGGTGAATCTTGCTATCGGAAGCAACGTCCTCTCCATCCCAATACGCATCGTCATGACGAAGCCTTGCACTTCGATAAGTGGATGACGAGATCGGATGAGTGCGCCAGTTAAACGGCCCGTACTTCTTGGCGCCATCCTCCAGTGCGCGTGCAAGATGGTGCATCGCACTGGGAGGGATAAGATGCATTGGAACCTTGGTGGCCCCGACAAGACCCTTCGGGTTGTTGTCTTTGTATGTCACGCCTTGGCCTCCTTATTGCCGAATTTCAGGCCATTGAAATACCGACGAATGATGTACTGACGCACAAGAGAGATGGCCGTGAATACCAGGCCAATCCCGAATGCCTTACCTGCCGTGATGGACGAGAAGCCGAACATGGGCAGAAACACCATGTTGGCCGACCAGTTGATTGCGAAGCCAATGGCGATATTCACCCAAGCTTCGACAAAAGATCCGGTGCGTGTCTGTGCCATCAATGCACCCTCCGCTTGGCGCGGCCCTGCTTGACGGCCTCGTACTTCTCTTCGAAGTGGTTGGGATTCTTGGCGACAAGGATGCGGACCTTCAGGGACTCGATGTCCTTGAACGCTTCCGGCGCCTCAGCGAAGGTCAACCCAATGACGCTTTCGCGGGTCTCCTGCAATTCTCGGTCAAGCTGCCTTACATCGGTCATGGCACAACCCCTTGGTGGTTGGTGCCCATTTTCCGTATAGAAGTCTAATTTCCTGTCGCGATTTTGGCTTTTTGATCAAGCGCATTGCGCCGCCAGTTTCGTATGGTCTGCTTGCACTTTCCGGTGCGTTCGGCCAAGGCCTGAACACCAGCCTCGTTGAAATCGAATAGGAATTGTGAATTGGCGGATATAATCTTTTCGGTGCCAAGGTCAGCCAATTCACCTAATAGCGTTTCGTACTGCGCTGGACGCAGCCCTATGGATTGGAACAGATCAATGGATTCTTCGCGCCATTTAGCAAGACGGCGAATCTTGAAAGTGTTGTTTTCCACTATCAATCTCCCTTAGCAATCCCAATCGATTTCACGCAGACGAAAGATGAAACCTTCGTAGTCGAGTTCTTCTGTGTACTGGTGATCAAACGTCCATGCCTCGTTGATGCCGATCACCTCGCTCATGCGCATGCGGATACGCCAGCCCTGCCGATTGATCTTGTAGGCCAGCACGGGAATCTTATTGGCCTTGTGCGCATCTGTGACGGTCTGCTGCCACCATGATTTTATGCTGGCCCTGGCGGCGTGCTTGATCTGCACGGCGAATATGCCAAGCATGATATCGGCGCCGCCATCTCTCGCTTGCCCTAGCGTGCGCTTGATGGGAATGCCGAGGTCATCAGAAAGCATGGCGGCGAACTGGTTTTCAGCCCTAGCGCCTTTGGATCGCTGCATGGCGCCCATCACGCCACCTTCCGCCAGTAGTGAAGTTTACCGCCATACCCGATTTTGGCCACACCGTCTCTGACAACCTTGCCGTTGTCGATAAGGAGTCTGATAGCGCTCTTCACATCTTCAATGCGAACCTGGAACAGATCGGCCATTTGCGGCATCGTCAGATGTTCGGCATCAAGAGCCTGCATAATGTTTTCACGCAGCTTCTTCGGGCCTTCAAAGTCGCGTTCGTGAAATGGCGTTCGGATGCCCATGCTTCGCTTCGAGGATTCGGCGCCTTGTGCTTTGGACAGCGAGGCCACAAGCTCAAATAGCGAAACATTAGCGCTGTATGGACCAACCAGGCATGGTGAGCCTGATCGTGCCAGTCGATCCCCCTCCGGGCTATTCATCCGTGCCATACGGAAACCTTCGTCCTCGTCGGCATGAATCCACCACCACGAATGACCCATGCGCATCAGGATTTCGGCGGCGGCGTCTGCTGCTTTGGTGTGTCGTACTTTGTACATAGTTACCTCTTCAGGATCAGTAGGCCGTTACGCATCAGCCAGTCATACGTGCGAAAGACAGCAAGCAACATAAGGGACCGGCGTTCTTCCCTGGCCATGTCTCGGCCATTGTCAATTTCGTGATGGCACTCCGGGCACAAGGGCGCGACCTGCCAGTAAGGGTTTTTCTTCCCCATCGATTTAAATTGATTCATATGCGCGATCTGAACGCCGAACGAACCGCACAATGCGCAGTTCTCCATCATGGCAACGGCGGAATACCACCGTTTCTCTTCTGCTGTGCTCATACATCACCCGACCAGTTAACAGAGTTCTCGGCGCCAAACCAAAGGATCATTTCGATAAGCTCCGACATCTCATCCGTATTCATGTGGCTCGTATGCGTGCCGAGAAACACAAGACCACCATCAACGCCTTTGGCGACTCGCTGATGTTTCTTTAGGGCGGCCGTCAATATTTGCTTCCAATCGTGGGGATCGAGTCGGACGGTATCCCCATCAACGACCCAGGCAACTTGTGCGGATATGTCGCCAAGGAGAGCCCACATCTTCGCGTTTTGGTCAATCGTGCGCCGACTCTTTGCCTCATCCACCTTCACACTCACCCGCTTACCAAGCGCAACGATCCTCTCGACCTCCTTCCAGCAGCGGACCATGGTGGCGCGGGCATTCAGGGAGTCCAAGGTGAAGGTGGTCATTTGCGCTTCTCCCGAATGACATTGACGCGGCGGTCGTAGTAGCGAAGCAATCGGTCAACATCAATGCCGTCAAATGGCTGCGGCCTACCCACCTCCTTGTCGCCCTCCTTTGCGTGCCGGACCTTAACGTCACCAAACACTGCTCGCAGTTCGTCCACTAACGCTGCAGTGCCAGGCATGGCCTCACGCATCTGTTGGCGACGTGCCTCGATGCGCTCCAAGTCGGCTTTCACTAGATCAAGCGCGGTCGTCATAGCCGTATTCCTCAAAGCGCATGCTTTCTGCGATCCAAGCCGCCTTGACGACACCTGTAGCGCCGTGTCGATTCTTCTCGATACTCAAAATGGCGAGAGCGGGCTCGGCGTTCTCGTCGTGCACATAGGGGCGATACAGGGTTATGACCTGATCGGCCTCTTTCTCGATTTCGGAAGAGTCGGACAGGTCGCCCATCCCTGGCTGCTTGTCCTCGCGGCTATCCACAGAACGAGATACCTGAGCCAAGGCGATAACGGGAATTTCCAGATCGCGGGCCAAGTTCTTGAGACCCTGAACCACCTCGCCTACCCGTTCTGACTTGTTTGCGTTCTTGCTGGTCTGTACCGCCTTGATGCGCTGTATGTAGTCCACGAACAGGATGCGGATACCGCATTCGTGCTTCCACTTGCGCGCCATGCGAGTCACATCGGCAATCGTCGGTGAGCTACGGTCGTAGACCTGAATGGTTCGGTCCGTAAGCTCCGCAATAGCGTTCTGCAATCGCCCATAGTCCTCATCACGAAAACGACCACTACGCATCTTCTCAGCGTCCACATGTGACTTCAGCGAAAGCAGACGGGCGCCAATCTGCTGCATTGGCTGCTCTGCAGAGATGAGACCGCACTTCACCTTGCACGACACCAGGAAGTTAAGCAGAAGCGCCGTCTTGCCCATGGCTGGGCGGGCGCCGACAACAACAAGGTCGGAGTCATGCCAACCCCCAAGGACGTAATCAAGGCGTCCAAGGCCAGTTGGAATGCCGGGTATGGTGGTTCCTAGTTCGCGAGCCCGTTGCGCCTCGGCATAGGCTGCGGTCAACACCTGCGTAATACTGAACTCAGCACGCGCCTCGATCTTCTGGAGCGCCATTAGCTCGGTGATACTGCCATCCACCAAAGACACGGCGTCGCTGTCAGAGCCATAGGCCTGCTCCACCATGGCAGTGCCTTTGTCGATCACTTGGCGGCGTACCGACTTCTCGCGAACTATTTCGGCGTAAGCCTCGATATTGGCGGCGCTTGGCGTTGTGCTAGCCAGGTCGATCAGGTACGAGCCTCCACCCATCATTTCGGCAAATCCATTGGCATCAAACCAATCGCCAAGAGTCACTGCGTCGCACGGCTGTCCTCTCCCTGACAGTTCCAGCATGGCGCGATAGATCATCTGGTGATCCTTGCGGTAGAAATCATCTACGGCGAGATTGGTAGATACAGCCTCGATCTTGTCGGGGACTAGCATCAAGCCACCAATAACGGCCTGCTCAGCCTCGACCGATGACGGCGGAATGCGCAGACCCATGGCGCGAGCCTCGGATGCGGTGATGGTCATCACAGCTCCCTCCGCTTCGGCGGACGCGGACCTGCCGTGGAAACCGGCGTTGCCCTGGATAGCCATCCCGTGATGAACCGCCCCATTCCGCGCCGAGTCTTTCGGTTGGATGGATTAGCCACCAGCCATGCTCGCGCTTTCCCAAGCTCGGAAATCAGGTCGATGCGTGGATAGGCGGCGCGGAGTTCACCAGCGAGCGGCTCAACCACATCAAACTCGGACCCATCCTCAAGCGGAAGTTTTGGCAGCCCTAGAGATGGAGATGGAGATGGAGATGGAGATGGAGTGTTTCCTAACGGTTCGGAAACCGTTTCGAAAAATTTCCACGAAGACATAACTTCGTCACGAAAAGGAACGCTTGTGGGGATGGAATCCAGAAGCTTGATGATCGCTTTCTTGATGTTCGGGTTGTCTGGCTTGTTCCATTCATGAAACTTGCAGATCCACACCCACTTCGTTGCCTCACAACGCTTAGCGAAAGCCGCGTTAGAAAGGGTTTTGAAACCGTTCCGCAACCGTTCCGCATCCCACCCGAGATCCTCGCAAGCGTAAGCCTCAGGAAGCCGGAAGGCGCCTGAAGCATTGGTGTGGGGAGACGTGAGCAGATACACGGCTAATAGGCGCGCATCAGTGTCTAACTTGGACAGCGTTTCGCTCGACCAGAAGGACGTATGAATCTTTCCGTAGTAGCGCATGGATAACACCCCCTTACTACAAACATCGCCGCCTAATCCCCCTCCCAGGGAACCTAAAAGCGTTTGGTGATGCTCACTAGCTCAAGCTGCCTCCGGTATCTCGGTCAGGTCTTCATCTCGCCCATGCATATGCTTGAGATGCTCTCGGACGGCTTGCGCTACCGGATTCCAACCGGACAGGTCGAACGGCAGCGGATCGTTTTGGCCTTGGTCAATGGGCATGGCCTATCTCCGTCAGTCGTTTGAACTCCTGCCTGCCGCGCCTAGTTAGGTGCCACTTGCCGCAGTGATGGCAGTGATAGGCGCGTTGGCAGTTATCGTTTCCCTTTCGGCTGGCAATGCAGCGGGCCTTGTGCATGGCCTCGTGCTCGCTCGAGAAAGGCAGCTTCCAGCAGGTCATGCGGCAAGCCTCCAGAGTTGGGCTGGACGGCCACCCGTACGGATGACGCCCTTGTCGCTGGTCACGACGCCACAGCGGCGCAGATGGGCCAGTAAGGCGCTGGCGTGATGCACATCGGTGTTCATGGCTACGCCAATCTCGTAGGACGTGGCCGGCCCCTGACCAAGCAGATCAAGGCAGCGATTCAGGTCGCCTTTCATGCAGCCCTCGCCTTCAACTCGGCGTTCTCGGCCTCAAGCCGTGCGAGCTTTTCCTCTGCCGATTCGTGTCGAGGCACCAGGTCCATGCCGCAGTTGTGCGCAACCCATTGCTGCCAACCCCAATTGGAGACGACATAGGCGAAGTGAAGTGCCCTGTCTGCCGGCATGTGGGCGTTTCCGCACAAGATGCGGGAAAGCTGCGCGGCCTCCATGCCAATATCACCAGCCACTTGACGGACTGATTTCTTGCCGTACTGGATGGCAAGGCGAACGGCCTCCCCCGAGGATCGACAAAGGCTGACAAGATGAGCCGGCACGCGCTCTGGGGCCTTAGTGACGCCAAAGAATCGAAACTCGTTTTGCATCGTCGTGACTCGTGTTGACGGTTGGCCCGAGGGTCCAATAAAGGCCATGGAAACGACCATGGCCTCAGCAACTTCAGTAAACCACAGTTGTCTTACCATGTCAACCACGGTTGCCTTTCCAAAGACAACAATGGTTTACATGGAGACCTTAGGCGACCGACTTAAAAAGCTGCGCATTGAGCGCAATGAGACCCAGGAAGACATCGGGAAGATTGCCGGTGTCACTAAACAGGCAATCTCAAAGATTGAGCGTATCGGGGTGATTGAATCAGCTGGCTCAACCCTTGATCCAGTGGCGCGCCACTATGGGGTCAACCTTCGATGGTTGATCTCTGGGGAGGGGCCAAGGATGCGATCTGCTGATATTCCTGACGATATTGAGGATTGGGCGGATGTTAAGGGGGTGAGGCAGGCAGCGGCCCTTGGCGATGGTGCCGAGCCGGATGAGTACGTCGAGACCCATAAACTCAAGTTTCGCGCCGCCAGTTTGTCCAGAAAGAAGCTTCGCCCTGACCGGCTAGCTGTCATATACGGCAAGGGCGACTCCATGTACCCCACGATCAAGGATGGTGACGCCATATTGATTGATACCGGCGACAAGGAACCGCGAGACGACAAGCTGTTTGTCATCACCTATGGCCGCGATCTGTTTGCTAAGCGCCTGATCAACTTGGGCGGTAAATGGTTCATCGACTCGGACAACAAGTCCGACCCTAAATGGAAACGCCCTATCCCCGTCGATGAGGCTAAGGGCTTTGAAATCCACGGTAGAGTCCGATGGATTGGAAGCTGGGAGGACTAGATGAAACGCATACTTTTGGCCACTGCCGTACTTGCCCTGAGTGCCTGCGCCACAGGGGAAAAGATGCGGAAGCTGGATGCTGGCATGACCCGCTCATCGGTCGAACAGGAGCTAGGCAAGCCTGATGGCTATGCCCAGATGGACGGTTATGACGTGTTGACCTACAAGAACAGGCTTATGTCCGGCTGGTCGTGGGATCGTGCTGATTACCAGGTCATTCTTAAAGATGGAAAGGTTGTTCAATACGGTCCTGGAGAGGTTCGGCAAGGGCAAAGCAATGCTGGTCTAGTCATCGTTGCACCTGTACGATGAAGCGCCTCAATGGATGGAACCGCCTCTGGATTGTTGCCTCTTGCATATGGTTCGTCGTCGGATTCATCTGGACGTCTAGTGAGTGGCAGTCAGAGAGGATGCGTCCTGTCTCTTTCGCATATGAAAGGTGCACCCAGAACGCTACGGCCAACAACACCGCATGGGATGAATGCGAAAAATCCCTCAATGCTGGGATTGATGATTCGTACAAGGGGCACATCACAGCCGGCCTAGTTGGCGGAATCGCACCGCCCATCCTGCTCTGGCTGCTGATCTTCGCCATCATAAAGACTGCCGGCTGGATAAGGCGCGGCGGCTTTTAGGCCCGCAATGCCATAACTGCACGAGAGCCCGCCTTGAGCGGGCTTTTTAACGCCTACAACTTTCGGCATAGACAACTCTAGTTGACTATCAAAGACAACCATGGTTTACTCGCCCCATCAGCCCACCGCTGGCTGCTGGGAGGCAGACATGGCAAACAAGTCCAACAAGTCCAAGAAGTCCAAGAAGTCCGAAGTCGTCGTTGCTTACAAAGGCTTCGATGATAACCTCGCCTGCCGGGGCTTTCAGTACGAAATCGGCAAGGAATACGTGCACGACGGCGAAGTGGCTGCGTGCTCAGGTGGCTTCCACGCTTGCGAGCATCCGCTGGCCGTATGGGGTTACTACGGCGTCAACAAGGGCAACCGTTTCGCACTGGTCGAACTGTCAGGAAAAACGGATCGCGATGGCGACAAGCTGGCGGCGCAGCGAATCACGGTCAAGGCTGAGATTGGCATTCCTGGCCTGATCAAGGCTGCCATCGAGTGGACGCGCAGCAAGACGATAGACGCCACGAGCGGCAACGGCGCCCACAGCGCCACGAGCGGCAACGGCGCCCACAGCGCCACGAGCGGCGACGGCGCCAACAGCGCCACGAGCGGCAACGGCGCCCACAGCGCCACGAGCGGCAACGGCGCCCACAGCGCCACGAGTGGCTACGGCGCCCACAGCGCCACGAGCGGCAACGTCGCCCACAGCGCCACGAGCGGCAACGGCG